AGTACCTCGCGCTCAAGACTCGACTCGAGCAATTAAAGGACGCGCAAAAGGATTTTAACGAGGAAATCGGAGCCAACGCGGGGCCCGCTTTCGAGAGTGCGGGGAATAATCTTCGTAATCTTCAAAGCCGTCTCGGCTCGCTCGATTTCGCGGGCGCTGGCGATTCGATTAATGGCCTCGCTAAAAATATTAAAGGTCTAAATTTTTCGGGTGCAACTGAGGGCGGCAATGCTTTCGGTAAATCCATTTTGAATTTAGGTAAAGCGCTTTTAACGAATCCTATTTTTTTAATTGGCGGGGTTATAGCGTTAATCGTTACCAACTTTTCGAAATTGGCCGAGGCTATTCCCGCCGTGGGAATTGCATTTAGGGCGATAGGTGACGCGATAGGTTTTGTTAAGGATTTAGTCGTCGGTTTCACCGACGCAATCGGGTTGACTGCCATCGCGGCGGGGAATGCTATTGATAAGGCTATCGGCAATAAAGAGCGGGTTAACAAGGAGCTCGATAATCAGCGACGTTTAGCAGTTGCGAAAGCCAAGGAAACGGGGCAAGATGTCGACGCGGTTAATGCACAATTTCAGCAAAAGCGCATCGACGATAATAACGCGCTGATAAATCAGATAAACAACCAAGAGGCAACGGGCGTTAAGTTAACCGAAAAGCAACTCGAGCAACGTCAAAAGTTAATCGATGAAAATACCGAGTTCGCAATTTCAGCGGCCGAGCGAGAGGCGGGCGAGGTTGAAAAGGCGCGCAATGATGCGGCGGCGGCTGAGGAAAAGAGGATAGCCGATGAGGCTCGCGCGGCTGAGCAAGCGGCGGCGGCGGCGCGTCAACGTGCGGCCCAACGTGCGGCTGAAATTAAGGCACGAGAAAAAGAGGTAACGGACGCAATTACCGCGAGTCGCGAGGAACAATTCCAAGCCACGTTATCAGCCGAGGAAAAAGAGTTAAGACAAGTCGCGTTAAAATATCAGCAGCTACAAGAGAAGGCGGGCGGCAATAAGGATTTACAAAAGCAAATAATTGAGCAAGAGCGAGTCGAGTCCCAAGCCATTCGTGATCGTTACTTTGAACAAGAGCTCGCCACGCTGGCCGAGCAAGATGCCATAAAATTAGCCAACGAACAAGCGGCGGCCGCGAAAGCAAACGAAGAACGTATCGCACGCGAGGACGCGCAATTCGCACTTGAGCAAGAGTTACGATTAAAAAATCTCTCGGCAAATGAGGCCGCGCGACAAAAGGCGGTGCAAGATTTAGTAGCCGATTACGATGCGAAATTATTACTCGCAAAAGGAAACGCGCAACTAACCGCCGACCTTGAAAAGCAACGGACTGCCGAGCTCGAGAAGATTAACCAAGATTATCGCGACGCTGAAAAGGCGTCCGACGAGAAGGCGCAAAAGGACAAGCTCGACGCCTTTATGGCCACGAGCGATATGATTTCGAAATCGACTCAAGACGGCCTTGCGACGTTGAGCTCGTTAAATGAATTATTCGCGGGTAAATCGGAGGCGAGCCAAAAGAAAGCGTTCCAACGTAATAAAGCGCTCCAAATCGCTCAGGCGGGCGTCGCTACATATCAAAGTGCTACGGCGGCCTATGCATCGCAAGTCATACCGGGTGACCCTACTTCGGTTGCTCGCGGTTTCATCGCGGCGGCGGCTGCGGTTGCGGCTGGCTTGGCTAATATTGCCAAGATTAAGGCAACCACGTTTAGCAGTCCCGCCCCCTCGGGTGGCTCGAGTGGCGGTGGCGGTGGGCTTTCATCTACGGGCGTTGCATCGAGTGGGGCCCCTGAGTTTAATCCGCTTTCAGCATTGAATTTTAACCAACCTCAACAAATTCAACCCGCTTATGTTTTGGCTTCGGATATTGCCTCGAGTATGGAGGCGCGTTCGAAAGTCGAGGACTTGAGCCGTTTATAATACAACTATGGAAAAAAAGAAAATTGTTAAGTGTGTAATCGACGAAACGGGTAAGCTCGGCGTCGGTGCAATATCACTCGTTGAATTCCCCGCGATCGAGGAAAATTTCGTCGCATTGAGCGAGGTTAAGTTAGCGGCGGTAAACAAAGAACGTCGTATGTTATACGGCCCCGCGCTAATTCCGAATAAGTATATTTTCCGCATCGACAAAAACACGGGCGAGGAGTATTATATGTACTTCGATTCCGAGACGGTTGAAAAGTGCGCTCACTTATACCTAAAAAAAAACCTACAACACAATACCACTCTCGAGCACGAATTTTCGGTTATGGGTTGCCCCGTTGTCGAGAGCTGGGTTATCGAGGGTGAGCAAGATAAAGCCTACCATTTCGGGTTATCGGCCCCGGTTGGTTCGTGGATTGTTGGCCTAAATGTTACCGATGACGAAATTTGGAACGAGGTAAAAGAGGGCAACGTAAAAGGCTTTTCAATCGAGGGCCATTTTCAAGAGGTGGCCGTGTCGATGAGCGCCGTAAATGTCGAGAATGAGTTATTGAGTGAAATAGAAAAAATGATTAGTTCTGTGGTTATCTGATTATGTTTTGGTTCTGTGTAATTATTTAAAGCGAAGGGCCTCCAAACGTGGGGGCTCTTTTGTTTTGGGGAAAGTGTCAACAACTCCGTTTTTTCGGTAAAGCACTTTTACAATGAGTAATTTGAAAGAATCAATAAAGGCGATTTTCCAAAAATTTTCGGTCGATCCGAAAGCGTATGGCATCGACCTTGAAACCGAGGTTAATCTTGAGGTCGAGGCACGTTTGAAGGACGGCACTCCGATTTTCACCAGCGCCGAATCGTTTGCGATTGGTGTCGATGTCTACACAAAAGACGAGGAGGGGAATAAAGTTCCCGCCGCTATGGGCCGTTACGAGCTCGAGACTGGCGAATTTATCGACGTTAACGAGATGGGAATGATTGCCGAAATGGGCCTCCCTGAGCTCGAGGAAACCGAAATGAGTTCGGACGATTTGCTAACCGCTATCGAGAAACTAACCGAGCGCGTGGCTTCACTTGAGGGAACTAATAACTCGTTAAACACCGAGCTTACTAAAGCTGAGGATAAAATCGAGGAACTATCGGCGCAACTTAAGTCGACTAAAACCGAATTGAGTTCACTCCGCAAGCAACCCGCCGCGCCATCTGTAAAAGAGCAAAAGCGCGTGGTTTTGGGCGCTGATAAAAAGGACAAGTCGTTCGCTCAAATGACACTTCGCGAGCGCATCATTAAGAACATTGAAAATATCAAATAATTAAAAAGAAATGGCAACTACCACAAGTTTAACTACTACCTACGCGGGTAAATACGCGGGTGAGTACATTAAGGCGGCTTTCCTTGCAAACGAAAGTCTTCAGCACGTTACCGTAAAAGAGAATATCGATTACAAAGCGGTTGTAAAAAAGCTCGTTGATAACATCACTTTCGAGGCTCCGACTTGCGACTTTACGCCGCTTGGAACGGTGACTATTACCGAGCGCACATTAACACTTGAAAAATTCCAAGTTCAACGCAACTTGTGTAAAAACACGTTCCTCGCTGACTGGGGCGCGGGTTATGTTCAAGACGGCGAGCTCGAGCCAGCATTGGCCGAGACTCTCATCGCGAATATGCTCGAGGGAATCGCGGCAAAGAACGAGGAGATTCTTTGGACGGGCGTTAACGCAACTGCGGGCGAGTATGACGGTCTTTTGACTCTTATGAACGCGGGCGGCTCGGGCGTTAATTTCGTAGCGACTCCAGTTGCGATCGACTCGAGTAACGTAATCGCTAAAATCGCTTTGACGGTTGCTGATTGCCCAACGGCGGTAAAGCGCTCAACTGAAAAGCCAGTTATCTACATCGCTCAAAACGTTTGGGAGGCATTTATGCAAGCAAACGCGGCGGCGGGCAATGGTTGGTATACATACGGCGGCCCTGAGATGCCTAAATCTTATTTGGGTTATCAGTTGGCAATTTGCCCCGGTATGCCTGACGATACTATCGTAATGGCTCAAAAATCGAATCTTTGGTTCGGTACAAACATTCTCGGCGACTGGAATAATATTCAGGTTGTCGATATGGGCCAATTTGCTGAGGACAACGTTCGATTCTCGGCTAAATTCTACGCGGGTTGTCAGTTCGGTATCGGTAATGAGATTGCCGCTTACGGAACTTGGTTCTAATGAATTGAGGGGGTGTAAAAACCCCCTTTACAATATTAACTTAATACATTGAAAATCAATGGCTTGTCTTTTAGAACACGGATTTTTGCTCGAATGTAACGAAGGGGTCGGCGGGGTAAAAAACGTATATATTGCCAACTGGGAATTTTTCTCAACAGGCGTAACAATCGACCCAGCAACGGGCCTCATTGACGGCCTACCGGGCACCTCGGGAAGCGTTGACGTTTTCCAATATCAACCGAACCGCAATACGGGAGCCGTTACGGTTGTACCGACTGCGAACCTCGAAAACGGAACGCTTTATTACGATCAATCGGTTGAAATCACTCTCGGTAAACTTTCAAACGCCAAGAAAAAAGAGCTCGAGAATATGAGCAAAGCGAAATTGATTGTGTTCGTTCAGTTGTACGACGACCAAATCGTTTGCGTAGGCCGTACCGACGGTGCTTTCCTTACAACTGGTTCATACCAATCGGGTAAGGCGAAAGGCGATTTGAACGGATACCAATTTACCTTGAACGCTCAGGAACCGGGTCAACCCGATTTTCTTGAGCCTTATACCTCGGTTCCTTTCGATAATTTCACGGGAATTACCGTCGTTAATTCATAGTTATAGGGTTTTAGTTCATTAAACGGGGGTGGGTTAATTCCCGCCCCTTTTTTATAGAAAATGGAATATTTAACAACCAACCAAGCGGGGCAAATCTTGAGGCTTTCACTCGATGAAAGTCGCCAATATTTCGCGGCGGCGTTTACTAATTATTTAGTAATTTTAACGCACGAGGAAAATTCCACAACAGGAACCGACCTCGCTCAGGTGGCAACCATTTTTAACGAAAACCAACGAATAACGACGCTCATAATTACAACAGCAGGACTCACCATTTCGGGGCGTTATCGTTATTCTGTTTATGGTCAAAATTCGGCTGTAAATTTGAACCCTAACGACGCCTCGGTAGTTGGATTGTGTAGAATAGGATGGGCTGTTATGAGTGACGCGACGAATTATTACGATTTGCCTAATATAACTATTAACGACGATATAATTTACAATGGATAAAACTCTAAATAACGCGGTAAGTGTGAAGCTCGCCGATTATACGGTCGTTAGTTCGGCCGAGAAAACCGACCGGGGCGGCTGGGTTAATTTCGGGGTAAATAATCTTTTTCCCCAATATCTACGCGAACTCGCCCAAACGGGAGCGGTGCACGGTTCGCTGTGTATTTCAATCGGCGATATGATAGCGGGGAAAGATTTGGCGGTGAGGGTTTATCAAAAGCGAATAGATGAATTAAACACGTATGAGGTTTTTTACGGATGCGCTCACGACTATAAAAAATACGGCGGGTTTTACATCGAGGTAATTTATACTTACGATCGCGAGAACGTCGCCAAATTGCGCCATATTCCTTTTGAGGAATGCCGTTTAGGTATTCACGGCGAGGACGAGGAAATAATGGGCGTTTGGCATTCGAACGATTGGGCGGCTACTAAGCGCAAAAGGAATAAGCCCGAATTTATCCCTCTTTTTAATATCGCAAAAAAAGCCGAGGAACCGAGACAAATTTATTATTGTTTCAATTATACAAGCGGCCAATTTTACCCACGTCCCGATTACTATTCAGCGATTAACTCAATTGAATTAGCTAAGGAAATTTCGGTTTATCACATTAACAATATCGTCAACGGCTTAATGCCGTCGTTTATCGTTTCAATGTTTCAAGGTGCCCCCGACCCTGAACAACAGAGGGAAATGAAACGGGATTGGGAACGCGAATTAACGGGGGCGAAGAACGCGGGAAAGTTTATAATGACGTTCAATGTACGCGATA